TGTATCACCATCAAAAACCAAACCGTCGATGGCGCGTTTTAAACCTTTCGAAATACCACGCTCAAGCGTGCCAACTTCGCGCTGCGTCTCGGCAACAGTCGCTTGAAGACGCACCATTTCTTGGTTGAACGCGGAGGCCATCGCTTCCGCGCCCCCCATAGCGTCTTCCATCTGAGACAGCTGGTCTTCGAATTTGTCTAGACCGTTAATATCAGCCATTGTCTTGCCCTTTCACATCCGCCTTATGTGGCGCATCATCTGGCGCCTTGTCGGGATAGGCCTGTGTCAATTCATCAAGTCGCGCACGGCTTAATGGTGCGGACCCAGACCTCGCGCCCAGCATCAAAAGCAGCTCGGCAGGGGTTAGTGCCCAAAACTCAATAGGCCTCAGGCGCAACCCGTTGATGCCCGCGCGCATCAAAGCTGGCCAATCAAATCCACCGTTTGAAATCAAAGACATATCGCCCCCTATCCAGGCACGGTGAAGGCGCGCGCAATCAGCGCAGCCCCCACCCGTGCCGCTTCCAATGGACCACCAGAGATTTCAGCGACAAGGATGTCATCGTACCCGCCAGTCCAGCCGCCCCCGCGCAGACCAGCGACCACAAGACGCAACACATCGCTCGTGGAAAAATTGCCCGCCTCATAGCGTTCGATCATGGCCACAAGCGTGTCTGTTTCCAGACCTGCTTCGAGTTCGGCCAAAGCACCCAGCGTTAATTTCAACACATAACGTTTGCCATCCAGCGTCAGCGCCACTTCACCTGCGAAAGGGTTTGCCATGAGTTACACCGCCGTAAAGGTCAGCTCGCCCGCAGACGACATGGACAACTCATAAGTTGCCTCGCCGTTGTGCGACCCAGCGTATTCAATCGAGGTCAATTGAAACGCGCCCTCGACGGTGCCAAAATCAGGAATGATCACCTGAAAATTGGGGACTTCGCCGTCAAAGAAAATCTGACGCGCACGCTCGTCGGTGTTTTGGTCTTTGAACACACCCGAACCAGAGATGGACGCGGATTTCACCCCTGCACCGCCCAAAAGTTCGCGCCAGCCACCAGAGCTTTCGAGCGAGGTCACATCAACACTTTCAGTGTTGAATGAAATGCGCGTCGCCCGTAGACCTGCGATGGTTTCGAATTGACCAGCGCCGGTCATGTCGAGTTTGATAAGAAGATCTTTTCCGTTTTGAGCAGCCATTGCCTAAGCCCCTTTGTGAAAAATTGCAGCGTTTCTCGTTAGACTTGCTTCGCAAGCTTGGATCGAAGCGCTTTAGGTATCTTCGACGCGCGCCATGAACCGAATATCGATCCTGCGCACGTCACTGTCTTGAACGCGCCGCGCTTTCGCGGACACGAAATAAAGCCCGATCAGACGACCACGGGACAGCGTCAAATCGGCATCAACCAACACATCAGAAATCGCGGCGGCGACCCCTTTGGCCGTCAAGAAACCGGCCGTGTCTGACACAACGCTGATCACGAATTCATGCCGCGCGCCGTAGCCAGTTTTATCTGAGGCGTCGGTGACATCCTCAGGCCCAAGGCTCACGTAAAGCGAGGGCACAGTGCCTGTTGGCGCGGCATCATAGATCGCACCACCAACCAACCCTGAAAGGGTCGCATCAACGGAAAGCGATTGAAAAACAGCCGTTTGCAAAGCTGCGGATACGCCATAGCTCATGATGCAACCTCCTCACGCGATTGACAGGCCAAGTAATGCCCCTGCGCATCCAGTTCCGTCACAGACAAGATGCGAAACACCCGCCCGCCCTCAAGAAAACGCTGATCTGGTTTGGGGCGGCGTGGCGATCCTATAGGTGCGCCACGCACAATGATTTTCATCGGAACACGCGAAACGGTCAGAAAATCCTCAGAGCGCTCTGTCCCTGTACCAGCTTGGATTGAGGCCCAAAGGGTCCCAATCTGCGTCCATGTTTCCACATAGCCGCCAGCCCCGTCAGAGGTCCGTAAGGCCTCCTCCAGCACCAGTTTGCGATTGAGGTGAACCACTGCTGACATCAGCCGCGCCCCCCGAACAACCGCACATTGCGGTAGCGTTCCAGCAGCGCGCTCACACCAAAAGGCATCGCACAGCTACTGACCGCTGTTTCATGGCGATGCTCGTAAAAATGAGCCGCCAAAAGCATCACGGCATGCGCCAAATCAGCGGGTAGATCCCCCCAAGCGGGGCCATATCCAGCCGTAAATTCGATACGCGCCTGTCCCGCAACGGGCACAGACGGCAAAACAAAACTGCTGGACACGATCCGCGGGCGGTGTGTGTCTTTATCGAGCAGATATTTGCCCGCATCGATAACAGTTTCAGCACCCAAACGATCCACGATCACCAAGGCAGTAATCGCGCTGACGGGGGCCACTGGCAGCGTTTGCGCACCAAGATCACGCCACGCCGAGACGGTCCAAGCAAAGTCTCGTTCGATCAATACTTTGTCCGTGCGCGCTTCAACTGCAGCCAGTGCTGCACGCAAGTATGTCTCAAGAACCCCGTCCTGAACCCCGTCGTCGCCAAAGCCCGTGCCCAGCCTCAAATGCTCTTTGAACTGCGCAACCGGGAGCACCGCTAAGGGTACTTGGCTTTGCTCCATTAACATCATGGTACATCTCCGATTTCCGGGTCCCCCTGCCACTTGTGATGATGGATGCGCGCCCCCGTGTTGCTCGGACGGAGGGGGAGCAGCTAGACAACACGTCAAACGAGACGCGCACCCACCGCTCGTGTCTGGTCTTTACAGATCAAGCACGAACTCGTTCAGTTACGGATTACGCGACCGAGAACTTCAGCAATTTGATCGCCGCAAAGTCACTCACATCACCACCGACACGCTTTGTGGCGTAGAACAGCACATGTGGTTTGGCTGAAAACGGATCGCGCAAGATGCGCAAATCAGGACGCTCAGCCACAGTGTAGCCTGCTGCGAAATCACCAAAGGCGATGGCCGCTGCATCAGACGCGATGTCTGGCATGTCTTCTGCGATCAACACAGGGTAGCCCATGAGACGCGCAGGTTCGCCCGCGGCCAAACCATCAGACCACAAGAAACGGCCATCAGCATCCTTGAGCTTGCGCACTTGACCGGCTGTTTTCGAGTTCATCACAAATGTACCGTTTGCGCGGTACTGAGCGCCCAAAGAGTACACAAGTTCCACGATCGCATCCGCCGGATTGGTCACGTCAAAGCCAGCATCAGTGCCTGTCGCGACATATCCCAATGAACCCCAAGTCCAAACATCGTTGTCAATCTGAGCATGTGCCAAAATGCCTGTTGGCTTATCGATGCCGTCACCGTTTATAAAGGCTGAGGCCTCTGAGGCGGCAAATTTGTCAGCGATACGCCCCGCTAACCATGCCTCGATATCAAAGGCTGCATCGTCCAAAAGACGCTGGGATGCTTTAGGCAACGCAGACAGTTCAAACAACGGAATAGAGATACGATCAATCGTTGGCGTGCCTGTTTCAGAAACAGACCCCGTCTCCGTGACCCAACCTGTGCCCACGTCAGTTGTGTCGATCAGAACATCGTAAGATGTCGCCTCAACGTTGACCACATTGGCGATGGACCGAATAGAGGCGGTGGATTTGAGCACAGATTTGATCGTCTCCGCCGTTTGCGGGTCCACCAAATAACCACCGTCACCATTCACGGCTGTGGACATGGATTTGCCTTCAAGGGCCAGACCACGCAACGCGTCATCATCGCCAATGCGCACATAGGCGCCAAATGCTGATTTATGTGACATATCAACCTCTTGAGATACGGAAAGGGCCGGACGGCCGAAATTGTGTGATTTACGATCAAGCATGTTCAGTCGCTCTTCTTGTTCATTAAGCTTCATTTTGATATCGGTCTGAAAGTCTTTGAGATCACTCATGAAACCGGCCAGCGCGGTCTTCACCTCAGTGGCAGGTCCAGCCGTGGACGACACTGTGTGGGCCGACATATCGGACACACCGGTACCGGCCCGAGCCTTTGTCTCGGTTTTGCTCATCCAAACAATCCTTTGTGTTTTGTTGGTTAGAGGGTGAGAGCGCTGGCCTTAAATGCGAGCCAGCTGCTTGCGTGCGCCGGTTAAGGCATCCGCGAGTTCACGCATCATGGTCTCAGCATCAAAGGGATCGCTCCCCTTTTCCTCTGTCACCAATCGCGCCTCAGGAAGCATCGGAAAGGTCACCAAAGACACTTCCAAAAGCTCCAGTTCAGACAAAAGCCTTGCAGCTTTGCCATC